GATAAAGAATATTGCGCTGAGAGTTTTCATATGAGTGTAGGTCACCTGCTAGTACAACGTCCCAGCGATCTAGTAAACTTAAATCTATTTCAGGCTTAACGTGTGGAGGAATTTCGCCGCGTACATGTGTACAGCATATTTTGCCATGTGTTAAGTGCGGAGCTTTTTCAAACTCTTTTAACTTATTATATGGAATAATATCTACTATATCGTCCGAATAAAAGTCATCAATAATAGTTACTAGTGGATTTAATCGGTGTGTGGACTTTTTAAGGTTAGTCAAAAATGTTGAGTCTTTTTTCAACATTTCGTGATTACCTGGATAAATCAGTGTAGGTTTGTGGAAGCTTTCCACAAAGTCAAAGTAGAGCTCAACTTCGTCCATTGTAGGCAACCGGTCGAACACATCGCCGCCTACAATTATCAAGTCTGCTTGGTGCTGCATTTCTGCAAATTGCTCACAAAACATCTTGAACCTATTTTTAGACCAATCTACTGGTACGTTTTTACTTCCCAACTTTATGTGCACGTCGGCACAGAAGAGAATTTTCATATGTTATTATCTTTCTTATATTTTTCAACTGCTTCGCTTGCGGCTTTGCCTGATTCATACATACCTATGTGTATTGTTTTACCAGAAACTTTTATAGCAGCTTGATACCTGTTGCATATTTTTCTAACATTACGATAACCAGAAACGCCTACCTTACCATTAGCTTTTCTAATGTTAGTATTTTGCGATACATCCTGTAGGTTGTCTAATCTATTGTCATCTCTAATACTATTTATATGATCTATTACTTTTTCTGGCCATTCTTGAAAACAGTAGAACCATGCCAATCTGTGAGCTAAATATAGATTACCATCAACACTTATTTGTATATACCCAGTACCATTCTTACTACCAGCAATTGTACCTGCTTTAGCTAGCCTTTTTCTATCTACTTTCCAAGTAAATATTCCAGTATCTGGGCAGTAGTGCAATAATTCACATAGTCTTTCGTGTTTAATATGATTCATGCTGTAACTTTTAGAGAATAAATAGCCCGCAAGCTGTTTAGGATTGCGGGCTACATATATCAACCTAGTTCTTTAACAGCTTCTTGGGCAGAATCATCGCCTGCATCGCTGTCATCTGTGTTAGTAGTAACTTTTTCCAACAGTGCTAGTACATCAGCTTCTGTAGGGCGAGGATATTTTTCATCAATAGACTTAGCTGCTTCAGCTGCTGCACGTTCTTCAGGTGTTAGCTTACGTGGCTTGCAACGCAGTACGCTCAGATCGTAGCTGATATTAAAAGCTAGTGGGCCTGTTTTAGTACGCTTGAATACAACGTCCCAACCAGTATCAAAATCGGTTGGATCACCTAAATCTTCTGCTGCACTTACGATTTGCTCAAAAAGTTTCTTTTTCAAGTTTAGTGCTTTTACTTTGCCGTCTTTTGGGTCAATACAGTTAACTGTATAGCTCCAGCTACACTTCAATTCTGGGTAGAATTGTGGAACGTGATCTTTTTCGATGTTGTCGAATTTTTCTTTGTCACGGCTAAAAGCCAAGCACTCAACAGGAATATCCTTGTTATTGCTGCCCTTGATCCAGTAAATGTAGCGAGGAAGAACTCCGCCTACTAAGCGAACGGTGTTTTCGCCGTCTTTGTATTCATAAGCCTCAACTTTGTTTGATTGAGCTTTGCCTTTGGTGTTTTTAAATGAAATTGCCATAGTTAGTTGTTTTCGTATTTAAAGTAAATTTTGTTGTCTGTTATTGTAAGCAGTGGATTGTGTTTTAAGATGTCTAAGTCAAGATCTTTAAAATAGCTTAGGTCTAGATAGACTACACGATAAAGTTTATATAAGCTATAATCACGCCTTCCTGCAAGTCTGATATACTGCGCTTTATACGCAATATCACAAGTGTCTTGAAAAAGAGGTTGGGCATTTAACAAAAAGCTGTGACCCGACAAGTTTTTGAAGCTATTTAGTTCACGGTGGTTTTTCGGTACTGGCTTTTTGCCATAATGCCTTTCCAGCATACTTAACATTAATTTAGGGTCACAATGTGTTTCTGTTTCTAATAAATCCAGGTTAAAAAAGAGTGCCATAATGCTTGACTTAGACTATATTATAGCATAATAGCGAACCTACTGCAAGTGTAAATTTTATCATGCTGTTATTACCTGCCAGCCTTTACGTAAATACAAGGCTAGTCTATCGTTGTTTTGTTTTTTATCCGCATAACCAGCAAAGTTAATGTCCACAACTAGTGGGTCAAGTTTACCTTCATGCAATCGCTGAACGCGACCCACAATTTGTTCTAGCAGACTATCGTTACTCATTGGGGCTGCAAGAATAACACAGCTGAGTGTGTTAATAGATATGCCTTCTGAGAATATTTGCCTGCTGCCGCATATAGCTTTTTTGGTTCCTGAAAGCACTTCTTGTTTGATGTACTGTCGTTCTTCGTAGTCTGTGTCGCCTGTAACAACCGCGCAATCTTCGCCAATGTATTCTTTCACTTTGTGTAAAAACTCCACTCGGTCAGCGATTACCAACACTGAGTGACCCTCTTGCATATGCATTAGTGCAATAGTTGCAATAAACTGTCTATACTTTTCTGATTCTAGTAGATCACTGACTTTTTCTACCCACGGTACTCCTGGCTTTAGGGTAATACCCGACTTAACAATATGCACTGTTGGAGTCAGTGTGTTGCTCTGTGGTGGTTTGTATACCAGTGGTCCAAAGTAGTCACCGAACAAGATGTGCTTGCCGTCTTTGCGAATCATTGTGCCACTAAGGGCGATTCGGTAACGGGCATGGAACACGTCCACTGTTTGTGCAAATGTAGTGGCAGGACAGTGGTGGGCTTCGTCCAAGATAATAGTCCCAAACTCCTTAGCCAAGTCACCAGCACACTTGCTGAGCGTCTGTATATTCGCAACTGTGATAAAGTGGTCGGCGTGGTCAACTCGTCCACCACCAATAACTCCGGGTTGTATCCCGAATAGGACTTCGACTTCTTCACACCACTGGTCTCGGAGAGCTGCTGTATGAGTGATAACCAATGTTTTTTGCCCAAACTTGTGGGCGAGGTGTAAAGCTGTAAAGGTTTTCCCCCAGCCGACAAGAGCGTTAATAAAGCACGTGTCGTCGATTGGGTCATAAACGACTTGCTGTTCGGGTCGTAGGGGGAATTTAGGCGTTGGGAAAGGTACATCCTCAAGCACTCGTTTATCAATGATTTCATAATCTTCGGGTATCAAATCTAGTCGGCCTTGTGGAATACTAAGAATACCTTTTGGCAACACCCTATAATTCTTGATAGTTTCTACTGTAGCAAACCGTTTGCTTCCAGTATCTTTTTTGATCTTGTATGTAAGTGCACCGATAATCTTTTTAGTATGCTCTACACCAGGATTATCCATGTATATTCTATTTGATATTACTGCTTTAGGCATCCGTTATTCCAAATGTCTCGCGAATATCGTCCCGAATATCACGTAGTGCAAAATACGTCATTTCACACGCTATTTCACCCGCTGCACTGTTTCCAACTGGAATATGATAAGTCTCGATCTTGTCAATGCAATCTTGTACAGCCAGCTGAACTAGTGCTTCCACAAACTTTTTTTGGCCTTCCCAAGAGTCACTAGACTGTGCTGCTGCTTTGTTCCAAAGTTCTTCAATTCTTTTGTTCATACCATTCTCCAACTATCGGGTTTGTGCTCACTGCAAAAACCATAAAAAATAAATGCCATACCCAACTGCAACACTCGGGCATACTGTTCGCTATCATCAGGGTGACGCATTGCTTTAAATCGGTTAGGTACTCCCACTAATTCAAACACACACCCTAACCCTTCCGCAGGTAAAACATTTTTTAGTTTCTTTGTTGTGAGTTTGGCGCGTGTGGTTTTTTCGTACTGAAATACTCTGCCACTGCTGTCCACAAACCAAGTAGTTGCTTTTGCAAGTTTAACCAAGTCTGCTAAAAAGTAGATGGCTGTGCGGATTGGGAACAACTCAACCTTTAGTGCTTTCATTGCTAGTCGTCTGAGACCAAGTGTCGCCTGTGGCAGTGTTTTATCATCAACCATTCTAATAGTATAAGTCTCCGAATTATTTTCATCTACGTAGTGTGTATGATAGAATACCAACCCATCTTGCTGGGTTGGCTTCTTGTCACCTAGCTTAAACACGGGCCAGCGTATCTCCAACAAACTTGTATGTTTCGCTAAAATGTCCAAAACTATAGTCCTCGCCAATATCTTGATCTACACCGATTGGGGCATTTGGAATCTCACAGCCCCACTGGTGTTGCGTGTTGCGCTTTAGGATCTCGCAGTATTCCACCACATTAGCGTCTTTTACGAGCGCAACAATTGAGTCATGAACTAGCATAAAGATTTTAGCGTCTAGTCCCTTTGCCGCAATTTCTTCTGCTGTTCGCATAGCTCCAAGTAAGTTAACATCGCTGGCAAGACTTTGTACTTCGGCGTTAATGCCACTACGAACTTCGTGAGCGGCAATTCCTTTATCTGCGCTAAATACATTAGGTAGTCTGCGTTTCCGACCAAAGAATGAGTATGTATAGCCATTGGTTTGAATAAAGTTTTTGCGATCTTCCAACCACTTTTTAAGGCGATTGAATTTAGTAAAGTATTGTTTAATATCGTCTCGTGCCTGCTCAACAGGGTAGACTTCACCAGTGGCTTTTGATACGGTCTGAGATACTTTATTAGCACCTGAACCGTATAAGATACCGAATGAAATAGCCTTAGCCGATTGACGCATTGAGCCGTATAGTTTTTTGACTTCTTCAACAGGGCCAGGCAGGTTAAATACCATCTTAGCGATTGTTGAGTGAAAGTCACCGCCACTGCTAAAAACTTCTTGTAGATTCTTGTCGCCACTCAACACAGCCGCATAATACATCTCAGCTGTGGTCAAGTCTTGCGATACAATCTTATATCCTGCTGGAGCCTCAATACAACCTTTGATAATAGGGTCGTCCCGAGGAATTTGCTGAGCGTTGAACTTGCCACTACTAGACAAGCGACCACTAGTAGTAAAGATAAGATTAAAATTCGTACGGATACGACCATCACGGTCAATTTCTGGCAGAATCTTTTGAATATAGGTGTTTTGAATTTTACCAAGTTGACGCACCTTTAGGATTGCGGCTGGTAGTGGATGCTCGTCTGATAACTCACCCAATACTTCAGCATCAGTAGAAACAGCACCAGTAGCGGTCTTTTTACCAGTTGGGTTAAGACCCAAATAGTCAAAAAGCACAACGCGAAGCTGCATAACCGAATTAGGATTAAAGATCTTGCCACTATCTTTTTCATATTGTTTTACTGCATCAAAGCTGTAAACAACTTTTTTGGCTTCTTCAATTTCATAGTCTAAGTACTTGCTAGCAGCAGCCATACGCTCAGTACTCATAGGAATACCTACTTCTTCCATGTCCATTAGGAATAGTGTACCAGGAATCAAGATTTCTTCGTAAACTTTACGCAGTTTATCATTGGTTTGGACAATCGGCCAGAACTTATGGAAAAGGTCGTATGTAACGGCCGTGTCAATCGAAGCGTAACGACTAATCGTATCAAAGGGAATAAGGTCATAGGTGAAGTCATCTTGCAACAAGCCATGTGCTGCACAGTATGCCTTTTTAAAGTCATCCAGTTCGCTGTCATAGTCACCGTAATCGGTGTACTTTAGGGCCAGAGGTTTCAAACCATGACTATCAGTTTCGTCCAGTACATAGTGCATAACCATAGTGTCATGCACACGCTTACGAGGAAAGTCGATATCAAGGTGATACTTAATCATCTTGTAGTCAAACTTCATGTTGTGAAACACTGTGTAAAACTCATTAGCAATCTTTTGCATCAAGTCTAGGCAAACATCGTCTAGGCAATCAGTTAAGATATATCTGCCGTGCTTGCTTTTGTAGCTCATAGACACGCCAAGCACGTAACCATCACGTGGATACAGGCAAGTTGTTTCCGTGTCCCACGCAACATAGCCTTGAGCATTGTCTAGCACTTCACGCAAGAATCGTTTGGCTTCTGCTGTGTCATCAATACCCTTAAAGTCACCTTGTACTGTGGGCTTTAGCTGACCTTTAACGTACTTGTGAATACGATCGACTGCACGCTGAAAGTCGGGCTTACCTTCTGGTTTAAAACTCAACATTGCTGGATTTGAAATAGCAATATACTTGTCTTGCACCAGTTGACCCGCCATATTTGTGACCGAGGTAATCTTTGCGTACTCTTTGGCGGCTTCTGCTCCAACCAAGATCACAAAATCATAAGGTTCCAAGTCCACTACCAAGTCTACATCTTTTTTCAGTAGCTTGGTAATCGGAACTGAACTCATGTGGTACTGATCGTACTCAAACTCAAAATAGTCCGAATATCGTGTACGATTGGGTGCTTTGTCAATAATGGCAATTTTCATTTATAATTTCCTTTGATACTTTATTATAGCGTATCTTGGCTAACATTTCAAGTTTATTTATTAATGTACTCGGCAATGCTTCGTACATTCTCTGTGTCTAGTTCACCTGGGTCGGTTCCATCTGGTAGGTCAACGACTTCCACAATGAATCCTTCGTCTTCGATAAGTGGCTTCATTAATTTAGCTGATTTGCGTCCAGCTTCGTCTCCATCAAACAGCAAGTATACGTGTGTGATACCTTGCGCTTTAAATGGTAAAAGTTTAGCTTTAGTGTCATTTTGCAGTGTGTTAGTGCCAAATGCACATACCACATTTTCACAACCTTTGTCGTATAAGTTTAGCATATCAAACATACCTTCTACAATTACCATTGAACTGTATCCACTTGGTAAGTGTGCAGGAAACACCGGCATCTTAACTCCTACGGGATAGTTAACATATCGGGGATTTCCTTGCGACATAGTATGACGTGCAACAAACACAACATTTTTACCTGTAATATCTTTTACAGGAAACACAATACGATCTTGAAGCTTTTCTACTTGGTTAGTATAAAAAGCACCGAAGTGTTTTAGTGTTTGAGGACTAACACCACGGAACACTTTTGTCCAGGGTGTATATCCTTGTGGAAGGTCTAGTTCTTGACCAAACCGTTTTAGTACATCCAGCTTTTCTTTTAAGGCCATAATCTTAATAGGTACTGGGTTTGTGAAAACACCGTAGAACTTAAAAAGATTGGTTTTAAAGCCACACGCAAAGCAGTGTGCTACACCGCTAACTTTATCAACTCTGAAACTTGGGTTGCTGTCGCTGTGATCTGGGTTCAAGCATTTGATTAGGTAGTCACGCCCAGATACTGTAAACTGGAGATCGTTCTTTTGAATTAGTTCTAGTACTGGGTCTGACATTTATGCGTTCCAAGGTAAGTCTGCTCCGCTATCACTAACAGGTGCTGCTTCTTCTTGGCCTTTCTTTACTTTTTTAACTGCTTCTTTAGCTTGAGGCTTATCCACACTTTGTGGCGAGATACGTAAGGTATCCCAGTCAATTGGACATGTAAACGCCATTTCCTTGCCGCCACGAATCTTGGTCGTAGCAAACGAGATCGCGTTGGTCTCTTTATCGTGAGCTTCCATGGTAAGAGCAATATCCGCTGCGTCAAGAATACCTTTCGCAAAACGAGCTTCCCCGTTGGCGTCGATTTGATATGGACTAACCATGACAATTTCGTACTTACGGGCGAGATTCTTAAGTTTCTTGGAGACTTCGATCTGCGGTTTCCAGTCATACTGATCGTTTCCTTCTAGTACAATTTGGTTAAGGTAGTCAACTACTACTAGCTTGAGTTTATCACCGAACTTTGCTTTGGCTTTACCAATGTGCAAGTCGATACTGCTTAGGGTCAGATCACGGTCATCAACAATAATCATCTGATTATCAGCTTTTAGTACGCAGTTACGCACTAGGGTTTCTTCAAACTTAAAGCGGTCTCTGTGACGCAAAAACTCGCTTACTAAGTCACCACTGTCCACAAACATTTCTGCACGAGCTTTTACTACTCGTAGCAGTTCGTCGTCTGTTAGTTTATGTTGTTTTAAATTTTGTAAGTTTACATTAGCTAAGATACTAAGGTTACGTTCCATAGTTTCTTTAGCGGTCATTTCAATACTGAAATAAATGCTACTGTTACCAGACTCATATTGATTAACAAAAAGATTACTACTAGCAATAGATTTGCCGGATCCCCGTTTGCCCCCAATGAGAATGAGTTCTTGACGAGCAACTCCACCAAGAACACTATCAAAGCCGTTATTGAGACCAAGGTAAACACGTTCTTTCTCCAAATCTTCTGGATGGCTAAACATCATCATGTCAGCCATTGTAAACACTTTTTCGCTTGTATGCGTCTTTTCCTCGATTGTTAGTGCAATGGAGGCTAAGTTTTCTTTTATTTCATTTGTATCGTAGAGGGGTAATTTGTCTACGAATTTATCTAATAATTTTACCGTTTCGTTCTGAGTATACTGGTCGATTAGTGCGTCCAGTGCTACTTCTGCGGAAACGTCTGGTACCTCGGTTAACCGGAGAGTTGCCAGTGTTTTAGACGCCGGACCCTCCCTTAAGGTTAGCTCAAGATCGTCAAAAGACGGAATTGCGCTGTACTTTTCGTAGTATTTGTTTACTACGCTGTACAAGGAAGAATACGCAGGGTCTAAAAATACCAACTTGAGTTTAGCCCAAATATCTAGGTTACGCTCAGTTAATAATTTGTTTAAGACTACTGCACTAGTATCCAAGATTACCCTACTTTCGCTTCATTGTCAATAATAACTTGATCCACGATTTCAGTAACTTTGTACATTACTTGCTCTCGTAGCTTTTTTAAATCTTGCTGATAAGTTGCACCACTATCATATAGCAAACTCAGTTGTTCGTGAGTAATTAGTTGCTGTAGACCAAAATAGATGTGGTCATACGCCATAGTAGATTCTGGTTTGATTTCTACTTGAGCTGCTTTTCCATAATTATGAACGGCCTGCTTTACAACTTCTTCCATTGTAAATGACTCGTTGTCATGGTATGTAATTGTTACCTTCATACTATGAACCTCCTAAACAGAAAAAGCCCGGGAGCTTTATGGAACTCCCGGGCTACTGGTTTAAACCAAATTAAGCAGCAGCTTTGGCTTCTGCTTTGGCTTTTTTAGCTGCACCATCATAGTCAGCAACTTTGATACCACGGCGAGTCAGCAATGTACGCAGACCACGCTCGGTTTTGTCAACCTTAGCAGCAATTTCTGCTACAGTCATTGTTGCAATTGCTGCACCCAATGCGCTAACTTGGTCAACGGACTCTTTAGCATGAGATTCTTTTTGTGCAGGAATCTTAGCAATCTGACCTTTGCGAGTCAAGCTCAGTGCTTTACCACGAACCGATGCAACGGTTTTGTTGAGTTTAGCAGCGATTTCTTCGATGTAGCTACCTGCATCGGCCATTTTCACAAAAGTCATTTCTTCGGACTCTGTGTATGTACGTGCAACTTCAACTTTTTCGGCTGGCTTAACTGAACCAGTCAATTCCAAGGCCAACAGTTTGCCTTGGATTTGTTTGGCAGTGAATTTGCCGCCAGCAAAGTTTTCAGCAATATCTTTGTATGTCAAGTTACCTGCGTTAGCTTGGACGAAATCGGCAAGATCAGCGCCTTCGTCAGCAGTAAATGCAGATGTTTTTTCTTTTGCAAGACTAGCAACTTCACGGTCTAGTTGACGCAGTTTGCTGGCAATGCTACGAGTGGTTTTACCCAGTTGTTCAGCAGCACGCTCAACGCTTTCAACGCTAACAGGGCTTTCGTTTCCAACGATGTTCATCAGTTGGTCAACAGCTTCGTCAGACCAGTTTTTAGTTGTTTTTTCAGTCATTTGTATTTTCTTTCAAGAAAGTATTTAGGTTTGTTATGATTTGGATGCCAAGGGACTCGGCTTTTTTGCGTTTTGTACTAGCTTTATCTTCTTCATCAACTAAAATGTCAGTGGCTTTGGTTACAGTTTCTGTAACTTTAAAACCAGCCTCTTCTAGTGCTTTGTAGGCTTCTGCTTTAGTTTTATAAGAAGATAACTTTCCAGTGATACAAACAGTCTTGGAATTATTATTACTGTTTGATGTGGAATTGCGGTTGGACTTAAAAGAGAACGGCAAAAACTCTTGTAAGTCAGGGAAATCTGTTTGTAGCCAGCCAACTAAGTTTTCGGTAACTTTGTCACCTAGACCTGCTGCTTTGCAAGTTTCGTAATTGATTTGGCTGATATGGTCTACAACGCTACAAATCTTTTGTGAAGCTGTGTTGCCAACAAGTGGAATACTAAAACTAGCCAACACAGTTGCTAAATCAGCACTCTTAGCACGATCAATTTCATCTAGTAACTTGTGTGCAGTTTTCTCACTGCCAAGTGCTTCGATTACTGAATCTGGGTCTAAGTAAAATAGCTCAGTTAAGTCTTGTAGATTTAGTTTTTCAACACTCTTAGGCCCCATGCCTTTGATGCCTAGTGTCTTGCAAAAATGTTCAACTTTTTTACCAAGCTGAGCACCGCAAGCCGTGTTGCGACAAAACAATTGATCGTTGACCAATTCAAGTTTGTAATCACAGCAAGGGCAGGTTGTGGGGATTTGGATCTTCATGTTGTTTATTGCTTTGTAGACTATATTATATCTGATTAGGTATGGTTTGACAAGTGTAAATTTTTACTGCTTAAGCATCGACTTTGTGTAGAATACAAGGAATGATTTCTCCAGCTCGGATAACCGCCACTGTGTCACCAATTCGCAGGTCTAGCATTTCGATAAAGCCAGGATTGTTAAGGGTAGCCCTAGATACCAAGGCATCACCAACAAGAACAGGCTCAAGAATAGCAACAGGAGTAACCTTACCAGACTTGCCGACTTGCCACTCGACGTCGAGTAAACGGGTTTCAACATGGGCTGCTCGTTCTTTTTTAGCGTATGCACCGCGAGGATGCTTTGCTGTGTAACCCATCTCGTAGAAGGTCTTGTTGTCATTGACTCGGAACACGATGCCGTCGCAGGGAAATATTTTGTCCAAGTCTGCTTCATTGATTACTCCAAAACCTGCCATTTTAAGCATGGATAGGTCTTCGTTAAATGTAGATGCTAAGCTAGGCTGAACACCGTATGCAAAGAACGATAGTGCTCGTGATTGAAATTCTGCTACATCTTTTAAGTTAAGAGCGCCTGCTGCGTAGTTGCGAGCATTTTCAATATTGATTGGAGCAACAATCTCGCCAGTGATCTGGTATACACCTTGGAATGGGACAGTTTGTGGAACAATAGGATTGCCCAGGAACTTGTCAGTTACAATTTGACCTTCTACACCATCCCCACGGGTAAGAACTCGAACAAGATTACCATCAACATAAAGTAGGCTGAGAGCTGCCCCGTCCAACTTAATACTTGTAGCAATCGATCTAACATCTTGGAGTGGTTTGGTACCTTCATCTTCGTAATACTTCTGTAGTGAGTACATTTGAAACAAATGACGCTCGGTTTTGGAGTTTTGCTTAGCGCCCACAGCATTGTAACCAACTGACTCAGCCAAGCGATCAAACTGCTCGTCCGTGATAATGGGCCAGCCTGCGTAGTATGCTTTTGATGCTGAGTCTAAATATTGTGTAATTTTGTTCATAAAGACAATTATACCAGTTTAGGGTCACAGAAACAAGTTAAGATTTTAGCCGGTCTGAATAGCGTTTTATAATTTCTTCGCCTTCAGCCACACTACAGATTTCAAACAAACCATCTAAGATGGCATAGATATTTTCAGTACTCGCTGGAATACTGACACCTTCACGACTAGGAACCCACTCACCTTCGTAGCTCAAAAAGAACTTACGAAGTTGAATGTAGGTAATGTCACGAAAATCATTAACAGCTAGTCTGATCTGAAAACCTTTTTCCATGTTTTCGTCAATGATTTTGCTAAACTGTATATTTTCATCCATTAGATTCGTACTCCTAGTTCGCGAAGATGTTGCAAGCTGGCCAGTTCATAGTGCTCTTGCCAAGCACTCTGCAACCACTTGTCACTTAGCAGGAAGATGCGGTAGATATAGCCGTACTTTTCAGTGAGTTTTTCTGATTCGATCAGTGCAGTGGAATCGTACTTGGTTGAGTACACCACTTCACCAACACTAAAGCGATCACGCTGTGCACCATCAGGGATCATTTCAGGATTAAAGTAGGTTGAACCTGGAACACGAATAGGTACAGCATTATCTTCTAAGATACGCTTGATAAAAGTTGGACTACGATAAGTCATCTTTGAAATAGCGTCTACAGTCTCGCCGTTCAGGTACTCGCTAATAATATAAACTACATCTTCCCGCGAGGCGGGCTTGCCACGAAGTTCAGCACGACGTTGTGCATTACGCGCCTGAGTCTTTTTAAACTCGTCAATGATTGTACCAAGACGCGTAGTATTATATGCCATGCCAAGAATTTGACAAGCATCTTTTTTAGTAATAGGCTTTACACCTTCTTCGGCCGGTTCAAGCAGACGAATAACTCGGCTAATGTTAGCCGGAGTCATCAGTTCGGTTTCTAATTCACTACGCTTCTTGGTTGCCATAATAGTCCTTTAAACGAAACAAGCGGCACTAGGCCGCTTGTGATTACTTGATAATGCTGAGGAAGTAAACTGCGGCTTTGCCTGTCAGCTTACTCAGGATGTCTTCATCAACTGGCTTGTTAGCGTCTTCGATAGCTGCTTTCAAGTCAGCAATAGCCGACTCTTTGCTCACACGAGCAGGCTTGTCGCCAGTTGTACCAGTTTTGGTTTTTGATGTGCTGGGTGCGCTTGGGTCTTTCTTGACATAAACGCCAGCTTGTACCAGCACCATACGCACGCCGTTAGGAGACTGCTCGAATTCTTCGGCAATGTCTTTGATGATTTCGGTTGAAGACTCAGGAGTTGGGCCTGCGGCTTCGTATTTTGCAATAACTTCGGATTTGAGTTCGTCTGTCCAGGTAGCTGCCATGATATATTTTCTTTCTGTGATTTTTTAAATTAAGCGAATTCGGTGGTTACGTTTGTCATACGAGATGGCAAAAAGCGTCGGTAGTTGTGTGCTAAGTCAAACTGCGAATACAATGCCATACGTTGTGTGTAAAGATTGGACTCAAGTTCGCGCAACTGTGTCGTAAAATCGGCATAGGCATCCATGCTAAGCTCGGTAACATCAATGCCTTCAATGTGCTCAGTTGGGCTAACCAACTCAACAAGAGTGCGTTGAGATACTTCACCATTTGGTTTTGTGTATGTAAATTCTTTGATTTTCATTGTGTATCCTGTTTTGTATCAATCTAAGCCACTATTATACAGCGATTAAACTATGCGTTCAAGATTGAATTTTTTAATCTGATTTTAAGATTTCTGTCCTCAAGCCACGAGAGAAGCGATCAGCCATGGCTTGACTAAACATTGGTGGTATCAGCATAGGAGCTACCAAGGCACTTAGAAAAATATAAATAACAGTACTAATTAATGGATATTGTGTAAAACTATTGACTACTTCTAGCTGCTGTGCTTCTTTTATTAGCGGCCAGAACCAAAAAATGCAAGCAGTAATTGAGGTAGTAAATGCAAATATAACATAGTACCCAATCAATTCCATGTCTTATTCTCACGCATAAAGGCACGTGCACCAATTGAGAAGTCTACTTTGCCTTGTGGCAGGTTCACAAACTGTTTTGTGCTTGGCACACTCGCTGCCGCTTGCGCTACCTTAGGGTTAGAACTAAACAGTTCTTTTGGAGCACGTCCTGTAAATTCTTTATACAGTTTTGCCAAACGAATTGCGGTATGAGACCACTGAGCCGTAACAGGTGCTTTGCGTTGACGACCAACTTCCAGCAGGGCATTTTGCACTTGCGTGTTATTTGGCTGCTGCTTAAGTGTTCGCTGAAGTCTACGCTTACGATTGGCTTGAGTACGTGCTACGCCTTGGGGTACGGCAACTGCTGTTGCGGGTGTTTTAGATTTTGTTGCCATTATAGTTTCTCGATTGTGTATATTTCAGATTCAGGTATTTTTGTTAATTTAACCACACGAGCAGCATCCAAGAACTCTAGCACTTGAAACGCTTCGCCGTATGTTTGAACAACTACACTGGGTTCATTAATAACTCCAGTTACCCACTCTAAGAATTGCAAGGTAACTGGGTAGGTTTTATTCTGTGAAAGGCCAGAGAGCAGCGTTTTGAATGGGTTCGTAGTCGATTGTGTCATCATTAACGTATGCTTGTGAGTCAGAGGAAACGTAGTCTAGGATTTTATCGGCATGACGCAGTGACTCTGCGATTTTGAAACACTCGTCTAGTGCGGCAATCAGTGCTGGAATGTGTTCAACTGCAATAGGCATATAGCGATTGCAACCATCGTGGATAGCAACTTCGTCTACGCCACCTGGGTTTGTACCGAACTCTACATAGTTGTAGTAAAAGTCACCAGACTCATCAGGGCCGAATAGGCTGTCATCACCAAACATATCAATGTCTGTGTGGGAAACTTGAGCAAAATTAATTTTCATGTTGTTTTGTGGTTGGGTTGCGTTGTTAAAGAATAATTATATCCGAAAGTAATCATTATTTCAAGTGAATATTTCCACAAACAAAAAACCCACCTTGATGGTGGGTTTGGTGTGGTATTGGTACGCCGAACAGGACTTGAACCTGTGACCAATGAATTATGAGTTCACTGCTCTAACCAACTGAGCTATCAGCGCACTTGTTCTGCTAATTCACGATACCCACGGGCTGTGGGGTGTATTTTATCTTTGGATAGCTCGGGTATAACCACTGTAGCATCGTTATACATCTGAGCAATTTTTACCACAGCAGTTTGTCGGTCTACACCATTTGCTGGAAGAATCCATACTACCTTACTAGGTAATGTTTGCCTTAACGCATAAAGCTCTCTGAATGTAGCTGTTTCGCTATAGTCGTTTGTACCTAGGCTAACCACTGTTGTTTTAGCATCTGGTTTTTTAACCAGATACTTGTTGTTCCAGCCGCGACTAGTAATACCTACTTGGGCATACACAGCGCACTCTGGTCTGTGTTGTGCGATACCAACAGCAATACTATCACCTAAGATTAAACACTCTAGCATTTAGTCCTCAAATTCTACATAGTCTTCTTTGCCTACGCCGCACTCAGGGCACTCAAAGTCATCTGGTAGAGTATCCCAGGCGCCTTCGATTTCTGGGTCGTGAACATGGTCACATACAATGCAAATGTGTGTCATTAAATGCTTTCTAATACTTGTTGATATGCTTGTGCATGACGTTGCTCTACACGCTTTAGTGCAGCAAAGCGTTTTGCAGCTTTATCTAGTACGGCTTGAAATTCTTGGGCGTGTTGTAGGCTTTCACGACCTTGTTCGTTGAACTCCTTAACAGCTTCAATGTTTTTCTCGGCTTTTGCCTGACGCTCAAACTGAGGGTACATTGTTGTGTACTCGTATGTTTCACCTTCGATGGCTTTTTCTAGGCACTCTCGTGTACTAGGCGTGCCAATCAGCAGCTCTAGGTGACCCCAAGCGTGCTTTAGTTCTTGTGCTGCTGTGTGCTCAAAGTGTTGTGCCACATCTTCAAAGCCCTCGGCTCGCGCAATACGTGCAAAGTACAGATACTTTGCGTGTGCCATAGACTCTCCGGCCAAGGCACCTTCTAAGTTTTCTAATGTTATTGACATTGTTTTGTTATAAATAAATAATCCCCGAAACAGTAATTATTATACCGTATTCAGGGACAGATTTCAAGTGAATTTTGGTACATCCTGACAGTTTCGAACTGCCGACCCTCTCGGTGTAAGCGAGACGCTCTACCACTGAGCTAAGGATGCACTGGAGCGGGGTGCGAGAATCGAACTCGCAACTCTAACTTGGAAGGATAGCATTTTGCCACTAAACTAACCCCGCACTATTAATTTAACATTTGTGGTACATAGTTGGCATCTGGGCTACTAGCACCTGGTTTGCCTATCATGTCTTGGTAGTCCGAAACCATAACCACGTAGATCATGTTGACCTTACGCAAAAACTCGCAACATTCTAGTGCGTTGCTTAACTCGCCAACGTCTTGATACTTTGGAAGATGCACTGCTTTAGGGTCTGTGTAGTATATTCGGTACATAATAATTATCTGGAGCAGGATGTCGGGTTCGAACCGACGACATTCTCGTTGGCAACGAGACATTCTACCACTGAATTAATCCTGCTTAAAATGGTACATCGTCATCGTCAAAGATGACTGGTTTTGGCAGATCAAAATCGTCTTTGTAAGGATCGACTTCTTCTGCTTGGTGAATTGTCCAACGGGCAAAATTAGCTTGTTCTTGAATTAGACTAACTACTTCGGGTTGGTACTTAACAAAGCCTGACTTTTCAGCCCAGATCAAGTACTCGTAGTGATCTTGTGCAACATCACAAATACGGCATCCGGCTAGTTTACCAAATGTAATAGTGTCTGTTAGCCCAAGTTTAGGGTTCTTTAATTTATTGAACTGTAGAGCCACTACCAATGCCTCCATACACCTGCAATAATAAAGCAATTAGTGACTATATAACTAAGAATTATCAGTGTTCTGATAATTGCTATCACGTCAGCTTCGCTGTTGTTTTTTCCGGCTTTGGCGCCGAGGGCATTTGCCCATAGTGTCCATAATTTCTTTGCCATATATTAGCACACGCTTTGCTAGCAAGCAGCCCCAGTTTTTACACATCAGCGGAGTGTGCTAATATATGGCGGGTGGCAGAGGAGTCGAACCCCATCCCGTTTCCGAGAACCTGGTTTTCAAGGCCAGTCGCAGGACCAACCCCGCTGCATTACCACCCACTGTTTATTATTCTGTAGCTTCTGCTTCAGCGGCTGCCGCTTCAGCTTCACGCTCGGCTTGCAGTGCAGTTAGTCGTTCAACAACTTCTTCTGAACCCATCCAAATGTCTTTGTTGTGCATCATCGACTCAATTTCAGCAGGCGTTAAAAAGTCTGCATATACTTCCGACATGAACTTACGTGACCAGCCACGTTCAAATTGAATCTGGTCGTATTGCTCGCCACCTTTGCCAAATGTTCCTGACGAGTAATCGTGAAACATAAACAGGCTGTGTGGAGTGACTTCTTGGGTATGACCGTGTAGAAAAATCATGGTTGCTGCACTCATGCAAGCACCTTCTACTGAAGTAACAATATTAGCTTCGCTTTCGGCCATTACTCGCAGGAATTGCAGTGTGGTGAATAGATCACCACCTGGCGAGTTAATGTAAATACGAATGGTATCTACTGGACTAGCATTACGAATAATGTCAAACCACTCAATGTAGTTTTCAGCATCTGAAATTTCACCTGTTAGATAAAACTCATGAACTTGTGCTACTGGCTTTGAAAAGTTATTTGTAAACTTGTTGGATTCAAACAATTTAGGGTCGAGAAGGTTAGAGCGCATAAGTTCCTTTACTATATTTTAATACTCTAGCTTGGATTCAAACCGTGTTCTAGTCTTGTCGATCTGCGCTTCTCACAGTGCTGACCAGAGTATTAAAATATAGTGCCAGTATTCTGTTACGAGGAACTGGCGAAACCCTAAGCGGCGTTTAGGCTGCTAATGCGTACGTGTTATCGTTTGCAGTTATTTTTGTTTTGCTTCTGCGGCCAGGAATCCCCAACCCTACGGCTTCTACATTGCCGAGTTGTCTACTTTGCTACTCTTAGCTCGGTCGATCCTGTGTCAGGCCCATCAAAAACATACTAGCACATAGACTTAACTATGAATTGTGGGTTTCAAGACCACTAATATGTTTATGGTGGACCTGGCGGGCACTGCCCCCGCGTGTCGAACTCTTTTGGGTCTGCTTCATACAACCATATTTTAGCACACTACGACAGTCCGGCTCTGGTTGCCCTGTGTGGTTCAATGTGCTAAAATATGGTGCCCCATGACAGAATCGAACTGCCGTAACCTGATTACAAAACAGGTGTAATACCATTATACTAATAGGGCTTTCCAACTGTGACCTTATGCTCTTGGCGTTGGCCCTTGAGCAGCCCACATTTTTAAAGTCATCTGGGAACTGACTGATTGGAGTCGGTGACAGGACTTGAACCTGCATAAAACGGATTTGCAATCCGTGGCCTAGCCATTCGGCTACACACCGACATTAAACTTGTTTTGTACGAACACAGGTTTCAAAACTACTAAAGCAACGCTCAAATTTCATTTGATACATTTGCTTGAGTCCGATCAGGTAATTCATACGCTGATCTTCGTCCATGTCATCATACATATCCAAGTACAACTGAATGTCATCACAAACATTCCAGCATTGCATGATATTTTGTTCTAGATCGAATCGGTCAGTCATTTTAGTTAGCCAGTACAAATTTTAATCGGTCAGCTGCATAACTTGCAGCAAATGCTCGGGGTTTAACCTGAGCGTCAATGTTACAAGTGCCTTTTATATATCCAACAGCTTGCTGTACAACCGCTGAACTTTTATAGCGTTCACTGGGGTTAATATCTAGGTGAACTTCAACGTGACGGTCTTCTAAGACGTCCGCTAATTCATGAAACAGGTCACTAACTTTATAAACTTCTTGCATTAGTCGCATTGATGGTTTATTGGCTTTTTGGTCCCAGTCGCGTTCGCGCTGAACATCACCAAAGATTTTGCAACCATGATTGCCGTCAATGTGTACTACAACAGCCAGTGTATAGTCTGCGTACCATTTGTCGCCAATTTTAACACGTTCCGAATCCGCACCAAGATAAATCTTGGTTTCTGGACTAGAATTACGAATATAGTCTTTTACTTCGTTGATGTTAAATTGACGCATAGTAGTCTTATTTGGTGGGTCTAGAAAGATTTGAACTCTCACTTCACGGCTTCGTAAACCGGTGCATTATCCAGTTGTGCTATAGACCCAAATTGTGGCACGGGGACTAGGGCTCGAACCTAGAACGACACAGTCAAAGTGTGTTGTGTTGCCATTACACCATCCCCGAACAAAATATGTGGCTCCGTATACTGGATTCGAACCAGTCTAGTCATTGATTAACAGTCAAGTCCGTGCACCTAGCTCGGATTCTACGGAATACTTAATACTAGCACCTGGTCGCAATCTCCAGGTAGCTTCAACACAGGAAGGAACTGTGCCTACACACTATAGCCAATGAATTTGCTAGTATTAAATAGTGCTGCTTACGATATACAGCGTGACATTGTCGTAGTCACCGATTGGGTTACGGACGCTCTAACCGGAACGGCACGGACCTAAGGCAGGTTTTGGCGGGTCTAGGGGGTAACGATCCCCACTCTTCGGCAGTGACAGTGCCGTGTGCGTCCATGAACACTTTAGACCCAAACTGGTACGAGAGACGGGACTCGAACCCGTAAGCCCATTACAGGCGGTAGATTTTAAGTCTACTGTGTATACCGTTCCACCACTCTCGCGTTATCTTTTATTCATCTCACAGGCTTTTTCATAACCATATTTAGCAACTGCATTTTCAAAGGGATTTTTATGAGTACCTTGAGATCTTGCATCGGCTACGTTCTCTTTTCTAGTGCCCCAATACATATGTTTTGGGTTCGAGCAGTTTCCATTGTGGCAAGCGTGACATAAGTCAATCCCAACGCCTTTGGGAAAATCAGAATCTAAAAACTCTGCTAAAACACCTCTGTGATTAGTGCTGTTTCCGCCTCGCTCTACGCAGGATGTCTCTAAGTCTAGATGCTGTGTTCTTACTTCTCTGGATTCTTTTATCCAGTCTAATACTTTTATCATACAAACCTCTAACTAGGTTAATTGGTGAGCTATGCATTGAGTTAGCAATGCCAGGGGAGCTACCCTTTTTGCTCATATATTGGTGGAGAATACAGGGATCGAACCTGTCGTAACCTAAGTTGGAGGATTTACAATCCCCTGCCACACCATTGCGGCGGATTCTCCGTTTAAAGAACAATTATACCCGATTTGGCAATCACTGGCAAATCTAAATTTATTCAACCCTTATCATTGAAGTAACTAAGTCAATCCAAACTGAACTGCAACCTAACTTAGCAATATCTCTGATAGAGCAGTAAGGGCCATTAACTATTTTGAAATCTTGTCCAGACTTCCAGGCTTGGATTACATCTTTGCGAGTTTTATAGTCTCGGCCATATGCTGGCATAACTACAAGAGGTTTAGCAATTTGATCTAATGCGTTCATGATTATTCCTTGCTGTAAAGAATAATTATATCAAGATTTAGCAAACAAATCAAATTTAAGTTTTGGCACGCCCCCACGGACTCGAACCGTGACTGATAGTTTTGGAGACTATAGTGCTGCCAATTACACTAGGGACATAAGTTGGTGGTTTTGAGTAGATTCGAACTACTGACCTAAGCCGTATGAAGACCGTGCACTACCGCTGTGCTACAAAACCAAAAGCCAGAGAAACTCTCTGGCTGAATAAATAGTTGCCGGTTACATTCTCCGGCGACACATTTCGTTGTGTCTGAAGACATTGACGCTGTTTAAGTTCCATATAGGGGCATAGTCTTTAGCCTTAAGTAAACAGATACATAGTTATTTTTGTGTCAGGAAAACTTTAACCCCGTGAGAGCAGCCCATCTTGTTTTCGCTTCAGCGGACGCAGGATAATGCCTTTACGCATTAATTTGTTTACAAGCCTGCAATTGTAATAACAGGAGCCAATCTTCCTGTATAGTCGGAGCACTCCGATAGCTCGAGCTAGTCTGGCACGTGTGCTTTTACAATTTGGTTGCGGGTAAGGATTCGAACCTCTGGGCCGAGCTTATGAGACTGACCTATCACCTGATTTCCCGCGTTAAAATGTTTGATTAAAGTAACCACGATTTTGTAGTTGGTACCAAGTACGTTCCAATCGTTGCAGGTCACCATAATCTTGAGGATTACCCTCTTGAATAAATTGTTCCAAGCCGTACGGTTTAGGGTCAAAGAACTCCAGCACTCTGGCCATTAGTTCTTGAATCATTCCCAACCTCCGCCATAGTATTTAACATAATACTTTGCACGGGCAGCTTTGGCTGACTGCATTGCTTCAATAAAAGTGGAGAAAAGCTCGCTTACTTTACTTAGCATTTTTGACAAACCCATATAGCTTTTCAGCCTGTGCAATTACATCTTCAAAGCTGTACATGGCTGGCACGTACTGTTTGTAATCTGCTTGAACTTTTTGGCCTTGAGATACAAGTTGGTCGAATGTTTTCTTAGCAAACTCAGTGTTGATTTCGTGCTGACGCTTTAGGAAGTCAGCAGCCTGCTCAATTAGTTGAGCACGGATTTCAAATGGATTCATAATAATTCCTATGTGTGTTGTGTAAAGTGTAGGCCTTGCACCTACTTGCGGCATCTAGGCCGTGTGATATTTGGTACTGAGGGAGGATTCCGAGACCTCGACCTATCGCTTATCAAGCGAGTGCTCTGCCGCTGAGCTACCCCAGTATAATAATTACGAGCTTGTAGACTAAACTACAATTTACCGGTTTCTAGACGAACTCATAAACTTGGTACTCCGAACGGGTTTCGATCCCGCTTCTCCAACTTGAAAGGCTGGCGTCCTAGCCACTAGACGACCGGAGTGTTGTTTGTTTATAGGTGGTGCCGAAGACTGGGGTCGAACCAGTGACACACGGATTTTCAATCCGCTGCTCTACCACCTGAGCTACATCGGCTTTTACCAGGTACTGTTTTCTTGCCAATGCTGTGCGGCATAGCTACCACAATCAATGCGCCAAGGGCAATGTGACAGCACAAGTGTTGAACAGTCGTCATTTCCCCAACATACTGGAGGATCTTCACCACGTAGCACTTTAATTTGTTTGTGCACGAGGTCACGACGATTAGCTAAACTAGCTTCTTTATCTAGTAGCTCTTGTAATTGCGTCATGGCTATCCTTTGGGCAGACAGTCGAGTTTCGATCTCGGTCTACGACTTTCACAGAGTCGGGTGCTTCCATTACACTACCTGCTGCATTGTTCTTAGGTTTAGCATGAATTGCAGCTGCTGCTGCTTTACACGCACCTAGCGTATCAAACTGGCAACGGCCACCTTCGCCATACTTATACTTACCATTAGCACATTTCATGCAAGGCATAAATTTCCTTTGTTTGGCGGGACATACAGGATTCGAACCTGTGCGCCGATTTCTCAACGACGGTTTAGCAAACCGCTCTCGTAACCACTTGAGTAATGTCCCGAATTTATTTGGTACCCCCACCGGGGCTCGAACCCAGATGAACCAATTATCTGTTGCTTACGGGATATAAATCCGCCGTTTTACCATTAAACTATAGGGGCATAATTACCATATAGAAACACACTATGAGAATTGCACTCCCCTATTTCTCACGATAGGTTACAGCTAGGAGTAACAGACCGAATCGGCAGTCCTGCAAGTTAATGTGTTTTTATATGGTAGACGCACAGAGAATCGAACTCTGATTTGCTGGTTAAAAGCCAGCTACTTTAGCCGTTAAGTTATACGTCCATGCTACGCTTCCATTGGCCACGAAGCTGTTTGTGGCTTTTTGTATGTGAACCACTGCCACCACGCTTCTGTAAAGCTAGTGCGACGTGGTTACGAGGTTTTCGTGTTTTCATAGTTTCCTTTTGGTGGACCGTGGGAGAATCGAACTCCCGCCCGAGCCTTGCAAAGGCCCCGTGCTACCATTATCACTAACAGCCCAAATTGTGGTGCGTCGAGAGAGACTCGAACTCTCAATCCTTTCGGCACTGGCTTCTAAGACCAGCGTGTATACCATTCCACCACCAACGCATAAGTTCATTTTAGATTGTATACTGTTTACTACCCAGTCCGCTAAGACCGTGATCTTGACTTATCTTGTTCATGACGCAAGCCTGTTTCAAGATTCATACCATACCCTACAAGTTTCCTAGGACATATAGGTCTCAAGTACATAAAGCTCCGAGACTGAACCGGAATCTAGCAATATACAAACTAAAATGGTCAAGGCGGCAAGAATCGAACTTGCGCTTCAACGTCCCAAACGTCGGGTGATGCCATTTCACTACGCCCTGATATGTTAGTTTATTGAAGCAAACTAACAAAACTTACTGGAATACGCATAACTGTCCAGTGCAACAAAGAATAATAATTATACTTGAAAAAGCATTTTACCACAAGTGTAAAATTTTAAAGCCATATTTAAATAACCTGTTACTGCGACAGGAAAAGATGGACATTCACCGGAGCCATAGCCTCTTCCCCGCTGGCCACGCCAGGTTACTTGAATATGGTGGATCGGGCAGGACTCGAACCTGCTTCCTAAAATTATACCTTCCCATAACCATGTATTCGAATTCAGGCCAGAACTAGTCACATAGAACTCGCATTGCGTGCGGTTAACACGGTGACCATTGTCTGAAGGATAGGTATGCCGGCTTTTGTGCTTTAACCAAGTTAAGCTACCGATCCATATATTAGCATAATCAACTACTTAGGCCGCAATCGGGGCCATTGTTCATCAATTACGCTAATATATGGAGACACTCCCTAAAGTGTCCACATACAGTCTTGAACCAGGACGACAATCCTGCTGTATCTTAGAAATCCAAACATTCCCTCTACAGCGGCGGGACGTTTATTTTAGTGACGGGGCTTACACCCGCCTCGCTTGAAGTGTGCTGCCCGATACTAGGGATGTATTGGGCAAGCATAAGCGGGACTAATTTTATTATTTAAAGAACTAATTATACAGTAAAGACCTCGATCAGTCAACACTATTTTTATAGACTCGAATTGCATCAGCATCTAAGCTGGCATAACTACGAAAGCTGTCGCGACCAACTAGATCATAAAGATCGCTTGCCATTTGTTCTAGCCGTACCAACTGCTCGATCGTAAGTTTCGTGCAGGTAATGTATCGTGACATAAAAGCACTAATTAAAAAGTCGCGTGAATAGCCTGCCATAATATCTCCAAATCAGACTATATTATAATCTGATTTTGGCAAATGTTCAAGTCTGTTTTCTTGATGGTCCGCCCGGCAGGATTCGAACCCACATCTAAGGGTGTAGAAGACCCTTGTCTTATCCGTTAGACTACGGGCGGATTATTTAGTAGTAACTGGGCCGTATGGTTGGAATAACTCGGTTTCAAAGAACCCTTGCAATTCTTTATCCATGTACTCGTAATTGTCTGGAATGTTTAACACAATTTGCTTGCGTTCGATTTGATCCAGGAGTTCTTTGTGACCTAAGAAGTTATCTTCTAGTTGCCACAAGTTTTCCCGATTAACAAACACAATCTTTTGTGCCCAGTTAATCAAGTTGGCACTGCAAGGAATTAGCGCATAGTTAAAGTTACTGCCGCAACTACGAGCATTAATACCACGTTGAATGGCAAGAGCAGCACCAGTAGGACTGCGAAGTAGTCCAGCACTGCAAACAAATAACCAGCGAGGAGCTTGGCCCTGAAACTCGTTGGCATAAGGTGCCGAGGTGGTAAATATACTGCTGTTTTTAGTGCCATCTGCAAATTCGCGTAAGTTTGGATTGTTGGGATTCATAGTTGTTGTATTAGTTGTGTGCTTGCTAAGTTTTTTTGCTTTGCTTCAACCATTATATCTGCGTGTGGACTAAATGTCAAGGCCCACGTGTTAACAGCTTGATTCCAGCAGTAGTCACTGTGAGCACGAAGTTTAGCAGCTGTAAAACCCATGGACTTCAATTGCTTTAAGTCAGGACGCACTGAGGCATCGTGGTCAACGATGACGTCTTCACGGCTAGTACTAAGGTGAATAACAGGACGCACACCACGCCAAGAATCTTGCACACGCTTGAACCTGTCATCAGTGGGTTCAATGTATTCTCCAGAGTTAATCCAGTGGTGGTGAATGTCTAGGACAAGCGCACAGGTGTCTACCAGCTCTAGCGATGCATCAAGACCCCAGGTAAACTCGGCATTTTCGATTGTTAGGCAATTGCGTGCTTCGGGGCTGAGCCTGCGCATAGCAGCTTTGATGCCATCCGGACCTTGCTTGCCACCTACGTGTACATTGCATTTGAAGTCTTGGAATGTTTTGCCGTAGCCCATGTAACGAATCAGGTCGGCATGGTACTCGAATTCCATAATTGAATTTTCAACTACACCAGGATTGTCACTGGCAAGTACGCAGAACTGACCTGGGTGAAAGCTCAGTCGAATATCGTGCTCGCGAGCAAAGTCACCGCACATACTCAGGTGTGCTTCAATCTTGGCAACTACATCTGACTGAAAGTAGAAGGGCATATAGTCGTCATGAGTATATGCTGGCAACAGGTCACTTGTGATTCTGAACATACGCTGATTGTTTGGCTGCTTGGCAACCCACTTAAGCTGGCGATAAAACGCATTCAAGTTATGGTCAAGCAAACCCCACAGCTTTGATCGTGCCGCGTCTTCGGTCTGACGAGCAAGATAAGTAATAGTAGTAGACTTGGTATTCAAGTCAGGATGTGCTGTATCGTGATCGGTTTGGATTTTGCAAGCAAAACCGATGCGATTGATATTTTGATTAAATGAGTTCATTTTAAAATGACAAAGAGTCTACCAATGAGTATACTTCTTTATGCACTTGTGGTAGTGCCAAGACTTGTACGTGCATACCAACATGACCAGTAAATTCAGACGGATCTGTAGGACAAGAAAAGATTACTACTTTATTTGTATAATCTTTCAATACTTTAACCAATTTAGCGGTATATTTTATAGATTCGGTAGCTGTACAGCTTATACCAATAACGTGAGTATAAGCATTTTTGGTAACCAAATCTAGTAGGTGTTGCTCAATCATTATGTTTCTCCTAAGTAATCAGTAATTATACTCTATTTAGGGAGACGAATCAAATCAATATTTATGATCCTACTAGGCGAAGGCACAAAGCACACACAGGATTAAGATCACTGTCAGTTTTGTGCTGTGTACCCCAAATATCACAGTGTGAGCACTGCTGTACCACTTGTCCTAGGTAATAGTCATCAACATCTTCAATATCAGTGTCGGAGTCACGACAAGCTTGAGTAAGGGTTTTACGTGTACCAACTAGTTGCTTAACTAGTTTTCTGTACTGTGGGTTTGTATCGGTCATCTAGGTGTGGGTGAGTCTTCTCGAATTCAAGGAGGAACATAATACAGCAGGCTGCATGAGCCAAGTGCGATAGCCCCGATTCAGGGTCACGATCTTCACCATCATTAAAAGCTGTAATGTGTCGCATTGCTGCGCTTAAGGGTCGGCTCCAGTCAAAGCCATTGCGCCAGTTGTGTTCCGCGTATTTTTGTGCACCAAATTTTAACACAGCCGCTGTTTGATTCATGGCTTCTGTGCTTAGCAAGTGTAGCGGTAGTTTATCACCATCAAACTTAATTGCAGTGCCAAACTGTTTATTAATTTTGTCGATGGTTTCTTGTGGTACGATAACTGTATCTGGAATTGCTCCAAATACTGTTTGGTGTTCTAGTGTTGCGGTAAATTCTTCTGTTTTAGGCATTTGGTTTTTTCTTTAGTAGGGCACATAGTTTGGTTTCTGGCTCGGGTACAATGTCTACTTTAGGTGTTAATTTATTGCGCTTGCAAAAGTCAAGATACGCTTGAAGTGCGTATGTTTTTATAAACTCGCTGAATGTCATATTAAAGAGCCCAAGTGTACCAGATCACTAATTATATCAGTTAGGCCATACAAAGTCAACACTAAAATTTTTTATGGCGATTGGCGCAGATGTTATAAATTTGCGCTTGCCGCTACGCGCCGTTTGAGTTATAATTGGGGTTCGATTATAAATTTCACACAAAACATGGACATTAATCTGCTCGTACAACGTCTCAAACACGGAGACAGCTATATGGTACAAGATGGGGATAACGACCCCTATCAAGTCAATAATCCGCCCAATCACTTAATGATTAAAGCGGCCAATGTTATTCTGCACTTAGATCAACAACTACAACACTCCTCAGCTGTAGTCAACAACTTGCAGAATCAACTAACTGAACTCGCGCAACAATATGAAACCCTTCGAACTAACAATACTGCTACAACATCTAGCTGAGCGTTTGGATGCTGGACAAGGTACAGACCTTGAACAACGTAGTTTTGATGCGCTAATGGAGATGCTAAATGAAAACATTAAAATTAGGAATTCTTTGTCTGCTAATTCCAACGACCATTGGCCTAGCTACAATCCCGCTAACTCCGACTAAAACTGCAAATGTTTCGGAAGTAGACTGCCTTGCCCGTAACATTTACCACGAAGCTCGCGGTGAAAGCTTGCACGGACAAATTGCTGTTGCACAAGTAACAGTTAATCGTGTTGAAAGTGGCAAGTTTCAGTCTAGTATATGCGGTACTGTTTACGCTAACCGCCAATTCTCCTGGACTATTGGTAAACCAAAAAAGATCAAGGACACTAAAGCCTGGCGGGATTCGGTAGCAGTTGCCACTGCTGTACTAAATAAATCAATATATTTGCCCGACTTTAAAGCCCTTTATTTTCACACTAAACAAGTAAAACCTCGCTGGAATCGCAAGAAGCGTGTATTAGCCGTTATTGGAAATCATATTTTTTATGCTTGACACACCCAGCTTAGTCTGATATAATAGTGGCATAACGGAGAAAAATTATGAAAATCAGACTACTTTCAGACTTACACACAGAATTCCGCTTACCATACAAAACTCATGCCATGAGCAAGTATTGTGGCGAAGATGTGCTTGTGCTTGCTGGTGACATTGCTAGCGGTTCAAGCAATACCGTGGACGTTATCCGTCACTTCCAAGACTGTGGCTTTCCACAGATCGTGTACGTGCCTGGCAACCACGAGTACTATGGCACCAGCTTTGATGATTTTAACCAAAAGATTGCAGACAAGTGTGCACAACTTGATGGTGTACATTACTTGAACGGTAACAGCGTTGATATTAACGGGGTTCAATTTATTGGAGCCACACTATGGACTAACTTCCGTGACGACTGGTTTGCAGAAACCGCCGCTAAACGTAGTATTGCGGACTTTAAATACATTAAAGGCTTTACTACAAGTCATGCTAAGCAAAGGTTCAGCGACGACTGGGAGTTTATTAGTCGTGAGACTTTTAAACACCAAGATAAACCTTGCGTTGTTGTAACACACTTTTTACCCACAGACAGTTGCGTTGCTGATAAGTATCGTGATCCAAGACTTGCTGGCTTGAACCCATACTTTGCCAATGACTTGGAGTCAAAAATCAAAACATTCAACAATGTTACTTGGCTTTTTGGGCACACACATGACGCTGTTGATAAGGTTTGCGGCTCTACACGACTAGTATGCAACCCACACGGTTACTATGGTTCAGGCGAAACAGAAACCAACGGCTTTGATCCATACAAGGTGATTGAGGTATGATTACCACAGATTATATTAATTGTTTGGTATTTGCACTTGTTGGTAGCACAGAACTTGTAAACGCTTGGTGGAATAGTCCAAATGCTGCGTTTGAGGGTCTGTGCCCTTGTGATGCTCCAGAAGACAAAGTTATAGATTATCTGGAGTTTCACTGCTATGGCTAATCCAAGCTACTACGAAATTCGTGACAATTGCGAGCTTGTTGCCTGTGGCTATAAACTTGCTGCCAAGAATGAGCTTTTTGTTGAACACTACCTCGATCATTTTCATAAACGTGAATATTTTGCGCTTTTTAGTGCAACACCAAACTCATACTTACCACTAACTATTACAACCAATGAAAACACCACAAGACCTTATTACAGCTAAAATTATTGCTGATAGCATCTCACCAAGCGGTCATCGTATGACAACTATGGAAATTGAGTATCCACGCTTTATCCTAGCTGAACTTAATACACATCGTATGTTGAGCAAGAATAGTGCCAGTTCACGGGCTATTCCTGTTAAAGCTATGCACGAGCATATTCGTAACAATACTGCGGCTCCTGTGTCGTGGGGTATTAATCAGCCAGGCATGAAGGCAAAAGAAGAACTAACAGGAGCTGATCTTACCTGGGCTAAGTATGTGTGGGCTAATGCTCGTGACGAGGCTATTAAAGCGTCTGCTGAGTTGGCCGACCTGAATGTACACAAGCAAATCACGAACCGCGTCACAGAGCCTTGGATGATTATGAAAACTGTGATTTCGGGCACTGAGTGGGCTAACTTCTTTTGGTTGCGTGATCACCCAGATGCACAGCCTGAAATCGCTGAGCTTGCACGCAAAATGCACCAAGCATACGATGCCACAACACCGGACTTGCTACAACCAGGTGAGTGGCACTTGCCGTACGTAACCACTGCACGTTATGTGCCTACTGGTGAACTGCAATACTTTACTCCTGAATTTGATCGTATCTCGCTAAAAGACGCTATCTTTGTATCGGCTAGTTGCTGTGCTCAGGTTAGCTATCGCAAAAGTGACGACTCACTCGAAAAAGCACGTAAGATTTATGCTCAGCTGATTGAGAGCGAGCCAGCACACGCCTCACCAGTTGAGCATCAGGCTACGCCTATGGACTACGACACTATATGCAGTTTTGAACCAGAAACGTGGGAACCTGGTGTTACACACGTAAGTGCTAACAGCGACCTGTGGTCTGGCAACTTACGTGGCTGGATTCAGCATCGTAAACTAATTAAGGGCGAGGCACGTTGGTAATGGAATATAATTTAAATCTTAGTAGCGGCATTTCTGCTGCTAACCTATCTCCAGATATACTATTTGTACAAGCTAATCCAGGCCGTGAAGTAATTCGTATTACACATACTGGTGAGCTATACTGGAACGGCAGACTTGTGGAAACTGATGAAGACTTCAAGTTGGCAATGCTAGACTTGGCTAAACACTTTAAAAAGAGGCTGTAACATGAACGTAGTAATCTACACAGAAGACTTTGAGCCAATTACAGTAATTGACCTTCCGGTATGGTTACTAGAGCAAATGGAAAAGATCGGTGCTGTGCGTGTGGCTGTGATGCAGCCAGCTAAATTTGTATCCGATGCCGAAACAATGGCTGACTATGAAACGCCACAAATTGTTACTATTTACTGTGAACGGCTACGCTGGAAAGACGGCACTACAAAACCTGTGCTTATTACCTACGACGAAGAACTGGCAATGACCTTGCGACCGGAATGGTTGCCTGGTCAGCGTCAGGCCGTTAATAGTTACAAACAAGTTATTCGTGGTCTAACAGATCAGCTTGTGAAAGCAATGCGAAAATAAAGATTTGAAGTCTCCAACTAAACCGTGTATAATAATCACATATTCAGGAGACTTCAACAATGTATTTTTGCGTAAAATGTTCAGATGACGTAAACCCACGCCGTTGGGCATTGGGCAAACACACTTGCTTGCCGTGTGGCGAGAAAGTTGCACGCCAATTCAAGCACTGCATTGTGCCCCTGGCAAAGTCTAATTACCAGCCCATCACCGACATTAACACTCTTAAACAATTAAACAAATATGCTAGAACTTAAAATCCAATGTGACACCGCCGAAGATGCTCGTGTGTACTTAAATGCACAACAATACCTTAACTTAATTGACGATTTTTACAACGCACTGCGCAGTGCACAAAAACATGGAACTGATGTTGATGTACTAAAAGCAGTGGACAAGTTCTTTCCAGACTTGTGTGCAGCCATTGACAACTCAACCGGAGCCTACTAATGCAAAAGCCGCCATACAACATTACCCGTGAGTTTAATTCATGGTTTTTTGACGAGCATTATCCTGAAATGGGTAGCAATCGTGCACAAGTGTACGGCTACGGCAATCCTGGCAACAAGGACAATCGTGACTACTGGATGCGTCAGGCATTTGTGGCTGGAGCTAATTCCATGTTGCTGGAAATTGACACTTGCTTTTTAAGCTGGGCTTGTGCGGTTGAGGGTCTAGACCCTGAGCTGCTGGAGCCGTCGGAAGTCTATGACCGTGCTCGGGAAAACTTACACGCACACATACAACAATTGGAGTTATTTTAATGCACGTTAAAATCGGTAAATATAAGTCGTGGATTGGCCCGTACCAGATTGCTGATGCACTCTGCTGGTGGGTTAAACCCGTGACGGACGAACATGGCTTTAAATCTAAACCTTTGTGGGTTCACGATTTTGGCACTTGGCTGAGTGGCGGCGACAGCAAGCCTAGTACCCTGCTTAAGGTGTGTCAGTGGATTGAGTCGAAGCGTACTCGTCAGATTTACGTTCGCATTGACAAGTCGGACACTTGGAGCATGGACAGCACACTTTCACATATTATTGCTCCCATGCTTGTGCAGTTGCAAGCCACCAAGCACGGTGCTCCATTCACAGACGATGCTGATGTGCCCGAACACCTGCGCAGCACTGCGGCACCCCCCAAAGAGCACGACTGGGACACTGATGCCAACCACTTCCACCGCTGGGAGTACGTACTGGGCGAAATGATCTTTGCCTTCACCGCTAAGCGTGATGGTACATGGGAGGACAAGTACTCTAGTGGTGAGCATGACATGAGCACACAGGCTTGTGCTTGGGACGATGCAGGTAATCCTACTATGTACCAAATGGTTACTGGCCCTAATGATACTTATGTTTGCGACTATGAAGGCATGCGTGTTGAGCAGGCCCGTATCACTAACGGCTTCCGACTTTTTGGAAAATACTACGAAAATTTGTGGGATTGATATGACACTTTTAGTAATTTTACTGCTTGTTGCTGTTGCTGGTGTGGTGGCTTGGTATACACTAGACCGTGATGCCACTACACCTGAGCAAAATCCCAACTGGCCTTTTCCACATAACCGACCATGATATACCTATTACGATCATCAGCAGAAAAAGTTTTGTATGTTATGGATCAATTCCCAGACCGTGATGGTTTCTTAATAAACATTGACCCAACCACAGGCCCGATACCAACCATTACACTATCCGTAGACCTAGTACACAACAATGTTCTTGGAAAGTTCGTTGTTGAAGTACAAAATCCCGATAGTGCACCATAAGTGTTGTTTTTGTGCAACAAATTCTAAGCCCTCAGTGTTTATGCACTTGAGGGCTTTGTCATTTGTGTGTATAATATAGGATTAGAAAGGGAAATACTATGAAACGCGGCGAAATGCTCGACAAAGCCCTGCACCTGGCTACCAACGCTCATCACGGGCAGTTTGACAAAGGCGGCAAACCTTATATCTTGCACCCCCTACGAGTTATGAGCTTCTTAAAAACCGATGACGAAGAACTGCAATGCATGGCACTGTTGCACGATGTTGTTGAAGACACAGATACCACATACAACGATTTGATTTATGCTGATATGAGTCTTCGTGTTGTTGAGGGTATCCGAGCACTGACCAAAGAACGTGGTTATACCTATGACCAGTACAAGGAAAAGATTTTCAAAAACCGTGATGCTATGCAGGTTAAAATGGCTGACTTGCGACACAACACGGATATCAGACGCCTTAAAGGTGTAACAGCCAAAGACCTTGAGCGTATGGCCAAATACCACACATTTTATCTTGAACTCAAACAAAAATTGGAAACACAATGATTAAACCTGGAACACTTTGTATGATTCGTGGCGTGCCAAGCCATCGCCTGGGCAGTGATCTTAACGGCAACATTGTTGTAGTTGGGGATATTAAAACTCCCGAAGAAAGTATTTACTGGATCCAACCAGAGTTAGTTGACCGCCGCGGTCGTTTATTTACCGGATGCCGTAAGCAGTGGCTGTACCCATTTGAAGACTTTGGGCCAGAAACACTTGATGTAACTAACAAAGAACTGGAAACACAATGAAATTTGCACAACGCAGAACAGTATATGCTGATCTCAAAGACTACTGCCACCACGCCAAACCACATGACATGGTAGAGGTATGTGAGTGGACCAGTGGCGAAGGTTGGGACGTAACATTTGGCAACCGTAATTTTTATCTTACAATGGGCGAACTGCAAGCACTAACAGTGCTTTGCAACACAACGCACCCCAAGGAGATTGCATGACACAAATTGTAATTAACGCCCGCCACGGTGGGTTTGGACTTAGCAAAGACGCCACGGAGCTGTATGCAGCTTTTTGTCGTGATGCAGGTATTGAGCCTGAACAATACGACTGTGAAATTCCACGAGACAGTCGGCAGTTGATTAGTGTGATAGCTAATCTAGGTGAGCGCGCTAGTGGCCCTTATGCCAGACTAAAAGTGGTAACCATTCCAGATGATGTAGCCTGGACGATTGAAGAATATGACGGCAATGAATGGGTTGCTGAAGTTCACCGTACTTGGAGCTAACATGAAAAACTACCAATTTCGCACAAACTGGCGTGGCCAACTTGTGCTACAACGACTGCACAGCTGTCGTGGCCAGTTTGGTGACCGTGAGTACCATTGGAGTGATGCCGCTGCCAGTGACTTAAAAAACTACTATGAACAACTTTGTAAAATACAAAACCCATGCAGTTGTCAACAACAACTTTTTGAACAGGAATGTGCATGAACTTAAATACTCTACTAGACAGCACGCCACGACTTCGTGCGTGGTATAAGGTGGGACCTGTACAGCGCGCTGAGCTGGAACACCTTGTGCAGCAACTAATAAACTACCGCGATTACGGACTCACAGCTGATGGTGAACTTGTTTGTGCAGGCACCAAAGTATGGGTTCTAGACTCCCTTGGCAAGCCAACCAAGGCCGCTATGCTTCCACTAGAAGCACTTACTGACTACTATCTTTTTGATCAGATTCCGGTTGCACAGGCATTTTCAACACGCCAAGCAGCCTTGGACTATAAAAAATACAACCAATGAAACAAACACACCAAATCGCTTACGACTACTGCATGGCACAGATCACACAAGCTGCCGCAGTTGACCAACTTAATAGCGCCCTGCGCGGTTTAGGGTCGGATAACCTGCTATACTCGCTGTGCGAACCACTAGAGCACGCATACACACTCCTAGTAGAAAAACTCCTAGGCCCAGAACTCTTTGACTGGGTTATCTGGTGGATATACGAAGCTGACCACGGCAACGCGCCAATGCTGTTCGTCGTCGACGACATTGCTTACGACCCTACTGAAATTACCATGTACCGATTCTTGGAGATTGTTGATGCGAGATAAATTACCACCACTTAACGTCTGTGCAGCAATCATAATACTTGCACTAATAATTGCTGGACTAGCCACTATTCAACCGGTTATTGTAGGCGGTATGTTAGTAGCGGTTGCACTTTTCTGGGCTATAATTACCATAGCCGACTACTGGATGAGCTAATGCGAGTACTAAAATATCCACTAAAAACAGGACTCAACACAATCGCAAGTCCAGGTGCCAGCAAGCTACTGTACATGGACTGGCAGGACAACAAACTCTATGCCTGGGTACTAGAACACACCACAGATTGTCAAGACGAATACGAAGTATACGTTGCGGTTACTGGTGAGGAAGTTCCCTATGAGTACCACTGGTGTTGCACCGCACAACTCCACACTGGGGGCGGCTACTTTGTGGTACACGGGTTTGACTAAAAATACACACATCGCTATGTGCGCTAGCGCACATACATTTCTCGAAAACATGGTATAATAAATGAACAACAACAACAAAACACAGTACTTAATCTGCAAGCTGCAGGAAGAAGCAGCTGAGGTAATTCAAGCGGTTAGCAAAATCAACCGGTTTGGTGAGCAGAATCGGCACCCAGATCGTCAAACAACTAACAAACAAGAACTCGTAGGTGAACTAGAAGATTTTCTTGCAATTCTCGGAGTTCTTGAGCAAACCGGCTGGTTAGATCTGACCCCAAGTCGCGAAAACATCGCAAAGAAGGCAATGGCACTAATCAAAGGCTAAAATGTCAGAAAGTTCCTCTAATAATCGACTTTTTTACTCCTCGCTAAAATTTACACCTTGTATTTTGCAAAAAAGTGTGCTATAATTTAGTTATTACTAGAGAGTAAGACAGCTAGAGGATTGTACAATTTAAAATTGTTGTATAATCCGTGTGGGGAGGTGAGGTCACGAGAAGGGGCCCCGTACACGGATTAAATACATCAATTTTCTTAAATTGTTTACAATCCTGTCAATCGCATAGCGTTGCTTAAATAAGGCAACACTTTTTTGTTATTTGGGCTTCTTAAATTTGATAATTGAATTTACAACCAAAATTCAAGCAAACCGCCCCACTTTCCACCCTAGACCACGGATTCGGTTTAGGGTCAGTTATGTTAGCTACTGTGAAGCTAACGCTTTTGTTATTTAAAAAATGTTAACACTAAAATCAAATCAGATCAAGGACTTTCCTTTTGAGCAATATGCTCACCTTAATGACTCGCAGCTAGAAGATCTAGCTAAAACTCATTACCTAACCACAATGAATTCGTGGATGTTACCCCAAATCGCACACCACTACGGCAATAACTGGCACTTAGTACATGGTGATAGTAATAAGATTGATTGCAATCTTACAGCCAAGCGTAATATTACGTCAGACTGGGAGCTAGGCTTGTGGCGAGTATGCACTAAACTCAAGCGAGGCAGTCTAGTAAAATCTCAGATTAATCCAGAGTTTGCTAGCTATTCTTCACTAGTTCCACTAATCTTAATGGGTTCGAAAAAATACCGAGGCATTATGTATATGCAATGGGATATTCAGCCTAGTTGCAAGCTTATAGACAAAAACTTGCTTGAAGCTATGTTGTGGCAGCCAACGGAAGCAGAGCAAATTGACGGAAACTTGGACATGGGAGAGATTCGCTACGGTTTAGGGTCTGATAGATTAATTGAGCTTCGACACAAGGGCTTAATGATTAAAACTGGCCCACGAAAGGACACATTCATGAGTCCTACTAGTTCGTGGTGTCTACGAGGTATGCAAAATACAGAGCTTGCCAAAGCACCAAAGCTAGTCGGAACTATGCTTACCCAAATCTGGGTAGCACATCCTAGCTTAAGAACAGAATATATGATTCTAGACCCCAATGCGTGGGACTGGATGCCTCCACCACTTGTATCGCAAGATATTTTTAAACACCCTGAGAAATCAGCACAAGCAGCCCCTAGTGTTAGCTTAGATTTACCTTGGGAGCTATAAAATGACTTATACCAAAGAAATTTGTGACCGTCTAGTACACGACTACCAATCCGGGGTGCCAGTTGAGGAGCTAGCCCACCAGCTGCAAGTACCAGTTCGCAGCATAATTGCCAAGCTCAGCAGCCTCGGTGTGTACCAGAAAAAATCGTACCTTAACAAACGGGGAGAGGTACCGGTTAAAAAGTCGGAGCATATTGAACAGATTGCCACCTTACTCGACTGCGACCTGGAACTACTCGAAAGCTTAGAAAAAGTCAACAAAGTAGTGCTTAAATTAATCCAGCAAAAGTTAAGTGACCCTAAATCTGCATAATCGCACATAATACAACACAATCGCACCAAAGCCCACTTAATTTCGGTTAAGTGGGCTTTTTTGTTGTGTGCACAAATCACTTAAAATTGTGGGACTTCTTACGGTTTAGGGTCAGAGGCGGTTGAAAACGCACTTGACAATAGAGGTTTAC